ATTTCGTCACAGCAGGTCCCGCTGGTGGAGGCAGTAAATCAAACACATCACCTGAAGGTGCCAAGAACGTTGATGTCAGCAAGTTGGATCTAAACAATCCAGCGGACAGAGCGATTTACAAGCAACTTCGTAGGAATCTATTCCAAAAGTAGTAGATTGTAAGTCAAATTTAACTTAACAATAAGGAGTTAAAGATGGCAACTTCATCTTTAGGCCCAGCAGGTTTATCCTCGCTGGATACAGCGTTGTTGACAAATGTCCTTAATGAGGCCGTTTTCACAGCACAAGAAAAATCAATCGCTGGAAGTCTATTTAGAGTATATGATTACTCTGGACAACCAGGATTAACAGTACAGGTACCTGTGTACCCTTCAATCTCTGCATCTGCACCAACTCAAGCTCAAGACTTGGATGGTGAATCAATGGATGTGACATCAGTAACAATATCTGCATCAGAAATTGGTGCTAGATTAGATGTGTCAGACCTTTTAGCAGAATCTACTGCTAGAACTATGGCATCTGATGTGGGAGTTATGTTGGGATCAGCACTTGCAGAAAAAATTGATACTGATGCTTTCTCTCTATTCACAGAGACCAACATCACTACACATTCTGTAGGTAATACTTCAGGAACAATCACACCAGACACAATATTAGCCGCTGTCTACAAATTAAGAGGAGTTAATGCTCCTACTGATGCAGATGGTGACTATTTTGCTGTGTTACACCCAGGTCAAGCATACTACTTGACTAAAGTGTTGGCTAACGCAGGTTATGCTACATCAAGTGGTGCTAATGCACTGTCAACTATTGGTGATAGTTTAATCAGTTCATCTGCATACGTGGGCAGATTATTCAACGTGAAAGTGTTTATGAGCACTGTGATCGCTGATGAATCTACTGCAAGTTCTGCGGCTGGTGCTGTATTTTCACCAAGTGCGTTTGGTCATATCTTAAAGAGAAACATACGTATTGAAACACAAAGAGATGCTTCAGCTAGAACTACAGAATTTGTAGCCACTACTGCCAGAGGCAACGGTGTGTTAAAACAAAACTATGCTTGTCTTGTAAAAGGTACGAGAAACATAGTATAATTTTAATACTTTTGTTTGACTTGAGAAAGGCCCTTAATTGGGCCTTTCTCGTTTATGCAATAAATAAAAGCAATCAAGTAGGACTTGATCAACAACATAAAGAAGGACTTCTATGTCACAATTCGCAACGGACTCTGATCTAAAAGATTACGAGCCACAAATACTTGAATTTGGAATTCAAGACTTCAGCGACCTACATCAAAGAACATACGATGACATCGTGAGACTGCTCAACATACGTTGGTGGCCTACAACAAAATTTGGGAGAGTGGACATTTCCGTTCTCACAGGCAACGTGACCAGATTGGAAGAAGGCAAACTAAATGCCAGCCAATTTGAACGAGCCGCGGTGTATCATGTTCTAGCATACTACATATATCCCAAGCTATCTACCTTTGACCCAGCGGGTGATGTTTTCAGAGAAAAAATGTCCTACTACAAGAGCAAATTTGAAGAAGAATTTAATTTGATACTACAAGTTGGTGTTGAATATGATCTTGACAGTTCAGGCACATTTAGTGAAACTGAAAAGAAACCCTACTATCATAGAAGATTGCAGAGATAATGTCAGCCAGAGAAGATATCGCGATAAACATAACCCAGCAATTACAAAACATGACACAGCCAGCACCTGGCTTGGTCAGCCGCAAGTTTTTTGATGTGGTAAAATTGGCCATCACACAATTTCCAGCCATACTGGTTGTGACCACCACTGAGGACAGGGAAGATGTCAGCATGGATCTTCGCAGGAGCAAGACACAATATATCCTAAGATGCTATGTGAGAGGACCAGAATTGGACACATTGAGAAATGAGATAGTGGAAAGAATTGAAGAAACTCTAGAGCAACAACGAGGCAGAGATATCAGCGTAAATTCAGGCAACATCCACAATGTTACCACAAGGATCAGTAACATACAGATCGTGGAGAGGGAGATACCACTGGGTGAAGTAGTAGTCACAGTGGATGTTTTCTACACCTACAAGAAAGGTGTACTATAATGAATTCCGCAGTCTTAAGACCGCGAAATATTGGCACTGCCAAGCCAATTAACCATCAGTTGAAGCGACACAAATTAATCGCTACGGCTGACATACTAGATGAACACATTGTGGCAGCGATGATTAAAAACAAAAACAAGGAGGCCAAATAAATGGCAACAAACGCAACAACATACACAGGTGAAGCGGGAGTGGTTAAATTCTCTGACACTGCATCTTCTGCTGTATCAGTAGCCAGTGTTAGATCTTTCACTTTAGATCAAGAAACACAGGCAATTGAAACATCTGTAATGGGATCAGGATCACGAGCATACATTCCAGGACTTAAACAGTTCTCTGGATCTATGGATCTTTATTTTAGAGATGACAACCAAGGACAAGTAAATTTGTTCAATGCTATTGGTGGAACCAATGGAGCAACCACAATTGAGTTATATCCATCAGGAGAGACCACTGGTATCAAACTATCTGGAACAATTATCATAACAGGACACTCTATCACTGCCAACTTTGATGGCATGGTGGAAGCCACTGTGACTTTCCAAGGTTCTGGTGCATTAACAAAAACAGATCTGTAATATGGTTGATGTGGTTGTTAAATTTAACTCTAAAAAAGCCATCTCTGAAACAAGAGCTTATGTCACTGGTGCGACCAACATAATTGTGGATGAACTCTACAAATTATTACAGGCCAATAGCCCAGTAAAGAGCGGTAAATTCAAGAGATCTTGGAAGAAGTATGGATCCAAGGACAGAGTGAAGATACTCAACCCACAACCCTATGGACAGCGATTGGAAGATGGATACAGCAAACAGGCACCGCAAGGTATCGTGAAGCCATCCATTAACCAAGTGATAAGACAACAAAAAATAAGGAGAAAATAAAAAATGAGCATAACAGATAAGATAAGCCAACATTGGCAGACAGCCATTGCAGGTGAAATGGAAAAATATCATTGTAAGGAATGGAACATTGATATCTATTTTAGAAAAACGCATTCTTTCAAAGATGAGGCCAAGATTGTTGAATACGCAAGTAAGGGACAAGTGGTAGAAGCTTTGGTGGAGACAGTATTGGTCAAGAGCAGAGATGCCCAAGGCAAAAGATTGTTTTCAGATGCGGATAGAATCAAATTGATGCAGGAAGCTGATCCAGCGATCATCGTGAAGATTGCCACTGCCATCAACAATGCTAAATTGGAAATTCCTGCAGAGGTAGCCGCAAAGGAGTAATAACCAGTGCGGAATTAAAATTCATTATGACTTTGGCAAACAGGTTGAGGAAATCTGTCAAAGAGATAATGGAAATGACCACACTGGAATTGTCTCTATGGGCTGGCTACATGGAGGCTGAACACAAGGAACGTATGAGAACTATGCAGGCACAAAAAAATCAAGCTAGGAGACGCTGATGGCTTCATATCCTTTAGGTATTGATGTTATAGTCAGGGGTTTATCAGGACTTACACAGGTCAATAGACAATTGAATTCTATTGAAAAGAGTGGAGCCTCGCTGTCTTCTACTTTGAAGTTGGTGCGAGGTGCGTTCATCGCACTGGGAGGCACCGCGGTGTTGGGAGGATTGATCCAGGCAGCCGCACAGACACAGAGAACACAGATAGCTCTCAATGCACTGACAGGATCTCTCAACAAAGGTTCGCAGGCATTCAACACTGCCGCTGAATTTGCCAAACAGTTTGGGTTCGCACAGGCAGATGCTGCCAAAGCCGCACAGGAACTGTTGCGAGTGGGTGGCACCAATGCTCTCAGCGAAAATTTAAAACAAGCCGCGGCATTGTCAAGATCATTGGGCATTGACTTACCCAAAGCCGCAGGTGAACTGGCCAAAGTCAAAGATGGCACTATAAGTGCCAGCAAGGACATTACAGAATTTTTTCAAATTAAATTAGGCAAGGAACTTACTGACAAGATCAAAGACAACAGTATAGCTTCTGCTGATGCTATTAAATTGTATCTTGGTGCGGATTCAGATGCTATGATGGCAGCCAAAGCTGGTGCTGACAGCATTGATGCCGCTTATGCTGGCCTATTAGATAGTTTCAAGAGACTGGGACTGGAGATCACGGGCACTGATTTCGCAGGCAACCTTAGGGCCGTGGGTCAAGCAGTGGACGGCATCACCAAGAGCGTGGCCTTGTTGGAGGTGGCATTTGGTGCATTGTTATTGGTGATTCCAGGTGGTGGTATTTTAAGAATTTTAACGGGCATTGGTCTGGTATTTGACAGCATCAGAAGATCAATCAAAGACATTGGCAAAGGCATGGGTGATTTCACGGGTTCAGTGGATCCATTGGCTGATGAGATGAGTGCGGCTGCCACAGCGATGAACAACATTGGCAAGGAGACGAAGAAGACCAGTAATGTTCTCAAACCTATGATCAAAGAAGTCAATTCAGACTTCATGGATTTCTTGCCCACCTTGGGCCTGACCAACGAGCAATTGAAAAAACAACAAGAATTGGTAGAACGTTTAAACAGTGTGTATGGACAGATTGAATATGGTGCATTGGAAGCATTTAAAAAAATCAGCACTGAAAGCAGTAATCTAGCCAAGGTCACTGAAGAGGTTGTTATGAAAGGTTTTAGAGAACTGGAGTCAGCCGCTATATCAGCATTTACTGCCATGATTACAGGAGCAAAATCAGCCAGAGAAGCTGGTGAGATGTTGGGCAAGACCATTTTAAACATGATCGTTGAAAGTCTATTGAGATTATTTTACACTGCCTTCATATTTCCCTATATCAAAAAAGGTTTTGACATGGTCACTGAAAGCATCAGGGGCACTAGAAAAGAAGTCAACAGTTTAAATTCAGCACTGACCACCAACATAGCATTGTCACAAGCGGCAGCCGCAGCAGGTGCCAACAGAGGAGGTGGTGGTGGAGGAGGTGGTGGTGGATGGATAGACACAGCACTTACCATCGCTTCATTCTTCTTTGCCAAAGGTGGTGCTGTTAAAGCAGGAGGATTAGAATTACCAGGATTGCAAACAGGAGGTATGGCTTCTGCTGGCAGAGCACCTTACATAGTGGGTGAGCGAGGACCAGAAATGTTTGTGCCCAACAGCAATGGTTATGTCTACAATAACCAAGACACAATGGGTATGTTGTCAGGTGGTGGTAATCAAGCCACGGTAAATTTTAACATCAGCACAGTGGATGCCAGTGATTTTGATAAATTATTAGTGTCAAGGCAAGGCCTAATAATTAATATTATTAACAAAGCTCTCAATGAGCGAGGACAAAGGAGTTTGACAGCATAACATGAGCGGAACATTTCCCACAGCAGGTTTCTCCGCAGTGAATTGGCAGAGTAACACAATTTCAAGGATAACCACATCTGTCAGCGGCATAACCAAAAGATTAAAAACAGGAGCACAGTATTGGAGTTTTTCTCTCAAGTCTCCCGCACTCAGCAGAGCAGATTTTATGAGCCTTTACAGTTTTATTGTAAAACAAGATGGACAATATGGATCATTCACGGTGGTACCACCTGTAATCAGCACCACTAGAGGCACTGCTTCTGGTACCATAACTGTAAATGCCAATACATCTCCAGGTGTTTTGACCTGTAATGTGTCAGGAGGCACAGGCACTCTTAAAAAAGGTGATTTGATTAAATTCTCTAACCACGACAAAGTGTATATGCTCACTGAAGATGTGAATTTAGACAATTCCACAGTGGACACACTGACCTTTTATCCCAGTTTGACTGATGCCATTACCACCACCACCACAGTGGATTATACCAATGTACCCATCACTGTGTTTTTGAACAGCGATCAACAGTCATATACCGCGAATGCGGATGGAACTTTTCAATATGAGATTGCTGTCAGAGAGGATATTTAATGTCAAGGGATATTTCCACAGAGCTCCAAACCAAATTAGATTCCTCACAGATATTTGCCGCTGATCTAATAGAGATACATCTTAACACTCCTCTATACTTTACAACCACCAACATAAATTTAACTTTTAATTCTGATTCTGCTCCTGACAGCGGTGACAATGTGTATATCGCACAAAATCAATTTTTAGGTTATGGAACAATACAAGAGAGTTCAGATCTTAGAGTGGGGTCACTAGAAATGACTTTTACCGCTGTAGATACTACCATGGTATCATTGATCCTCAGTAATGATTACATCAACAAGCGAGTGGTAATATATCGTGCTATATTGCAATCAGATTATTCATTCACTTCAGATGATGTGTATCTGATGTTTGATGGTAGGATATCTGCCTATAACATAGAAGAGACAGGAAACACTGCCACTATCGTGTTGACCTGTGCCAGCCAGTTCGCAGATTTTGAGAGGACCAATGGTAGGAGAACCAATCCATCATCACAGAACCTACATTTTCCCGCGGACAGAGGCATGGATTTTTCACCACAGATAGTTAAAGACATAAGATGGGGGAGATTATAAATGAAAATTGTTAGACAATTAATACCTAAAGACATCAATGCCGTATTATCTTTGGCCTATAAAGCGGTTTATGAACGGGGGTGGGTAGATAAAGATTTTAATAAATTAGATTTTAATTTTAAAGTAAAAAGTGTTTTTGTTAATGCTAATAATCAATGTTATGGTCTTTTTAATGATGATCGTTTGGTAGGTTTTGCTGTGGCTACTCTGGGTTTTTTACCTTGGGTAATGAAAAGAAAATGTTTAATTGAATTAATCCACACAGATATAGAACACAGAAATTGTGAAGATTATCAAATGTTGTTTGATGTTATTATGCAATTTTGTAATGATAACGAAATACAACATATTAGAACTCATAGTAAATCTTATCTATTAGATACAGATACAAAAACAAATTTTTTGATGGCTAATGGATTTTTTCAAGCAGATATTGCATGGGAGAAAAAAAATGATTGTTAGAGAATTTCAACGATCAGATCTACAAAATTGTTTAGATCTCAATCAAATGCAATTTGAAGAAAGTAAAAAATTTACACATCTCTATTTTGATTTTACAAAAATAAAAAATGCTTATTTGAACTCTATAAACAATCCTAAATTAAAGGTATTTGTGTTAGAGAGCGATGACAAAAAAATTGTTGGGGTTTGTGCTGTAACACTTTCACAATTTCTGTGGAATTATAACTTATTGGTTAGAGATTTATTTTATTATATACATCCTAATTATCGCAAAGGTTTGTCTGCATTAAAAATTTACAAAAAAATTGAAGAATTTGCAAAACTTAACAATGCTGTTGAAATACAATTTAATTATGCTCATGGAGATGAGTTTGATAAAATGCAGATGTTTTTTAATAGGTTGGGATATAAAAAATTTAATGAAAGTTATAGAAAGTTGGTATTCTAATGTGTGATCTTCCAGATCCTCTTGAAATTTTTGAAGAACTTGGAAAAGTAGTTAAAGATTTTTTTAAAGGTGTTTTAAATGTTTTTAAATCACCATTTGGTCCAAAGATAAACATTCCTGAACAAAGTGAAATTGACAGAGGACAGATTCAAGGTGTGTTACTCAACAAAGATTCTGCTGTTGCTAGTATACCTGTAGTGTATGGCACAAGAATGGTGGGAGGCACGAGAGTTTTTGTTTCTACCAATGGCAGCACCAATCAATATCTATATCTTGCCATAGTGCTGGCAGAAGGACAGTGCAGTGGTTATACCAGTCTATTGATAGATGACAACACCGTGCCTCTGTCTGCCTACACACATGGCACATTGGCCACACCAAGTTCTGGCAATTATCAAAACAAATTACAGGTGCAATTCTTTGATGGCAGAGATGACCAAGTGGCATCTTCCATATTGACCAATGCTCCTGGTTGGACAGCAGACCACAAGTTAAGTGGGCTGTGCTATATGGCATTTAGATTTGAATGGTTACCACCTAATCCTACACAAGAAGATGTGGACAACAATCCTTACAGCGGTGGCATACCAGATATCAAAGTGATCCTGCAGGGCAAAAAAATATTCAATGTGCTGACCGCATACAATCCCGCTGACTTTGGAGCATACATCTCCAAACCCAGCTCTTGGACCGCGGCAACCAATCAAAATTTAAAATTCCAAGCTTCAGGCAACCCAGCCAATTACACCATAAGATTCAACACCACGGCTGCAGATTCTGTAGTTAGAGTCCAACACGCAATGACCACAGGAGGCACGGCAGGTGCTACCACACTGACCACTTCTGTGACACTGCAGGATGATGCTACATTGGCTACCGTTGCCGCTTTTACGTTAGGACCTACCACTTCTGTGGAAACGTTCACACATGACATAGATGAGAGATACACTCTGCCCACGGGCACTTATAGAGCAGTGTTTGCTACCACATTGGACAACAGTGAGGTCACTGGTTCCACAACCAGCTGGGTGATGAGCTTGGATATTGAACCACCCACAACCACTAGATCCACCCTATATGAGAATGAAACATTGGTGGGAGCGGGCTCGCAAGGTTTTAATAATCCTGTTAATGTGTTGTTAGATTATCTAAGAAATCCTCGCTACGGCAAAGGATTGGACAATATAGATTTTAACTGGCTTTCGTTTAGAGTGGCTGCAAATCTGTGCGAACAGACTATCAATTACACAGACAGCACCACAGGCAAGGCATTTACTTGCGATGCTGTGCTGGACACTAGTGAAGCATTGATGAACAACGTGAGAAGAATTTTACAGGGATTTCGCGGCATGATGCCATTTACACAAGGAAAATATTTGTTAAAAATTGAACACGGTGGAGATGACAATGACATCACTGCTTCACCCTCTGATCCTGGCATAGTGTTGACTCTTACTGAGGACAATATTTTAGGTGGCATACAATTACAGGGTGAAACCAAAGAAACCAAGCTCAACAGATGTAGGATCACTTACGTGGATCCTTCTGCGGATTATCAGCCCAATGAAGTGATATGGCCTGAAGATGGCAGTGCTGAGGATACACAGTATCTTTCTGAAGATGGTATAAGATTAGAAAAAGATGTAATATTGGACACTATTACTTCTAGAGAACAGGCCATACAATATGCAGAGGTTGTTGTGAAACGAACTAGACAGGCCAAAATAATTACGCTGGCCACTAGCGTATCTGCAGCTAACCTTTCAGTGGGAGATCTTTTTAGAGTAATAAATTCTAATCTTGGACTGGATGCTGTTTTTAGATTAATGTCCATACAGATTCAACCTACTGGTGAAATTAGCTTGTCAGGGTTTGAGCACGTGGCCAGCAATTATGGTTTCGTGGCCAAGGATCCTGACATACAGAGACCTGCCATCAGCCTGCCTAATCCTTTGACAGTGTCAGCACCCACGTCTCTGAGTCTCAGTTCAGGTGCGGTGCACAATGAAGAGATCAACACCAATGCCTATGTGGAGACCAACAACACCAACAGGAGGATATTGGTCAGCTGGTTGGCACCCGCAGATCCTTTCGTGAGCCGCTACATAGTGCAGTACAAATTGAGTGCAGATTCAGACTACACCACTTGGACCACCACAGTGGCCACAACCACTCACATAGATTTCGTGGTGTTGGGATCCAGTTATGATGTGAGGGTGGCCGCAATCAATTCCTTGGATCGCAGGAGTGCGTTCACCACGGTGACTGCTCACACGGTGGTAGCATAGATGGACAACACAAAATTTTTTAAGAAATTGGATCGCTTGGGCAATTTCACTTGCCGCACACACAAGCGGATAAAGAAAGTGATGATCCAACAGGATGATGCCCAGTGGCATTCCCACTATGGACATTGCCTCAACGGATCCTATCATTTCTGTCGTTTCCTATTGGAACCTGAACCCGTGGTGCATTTGATCAATTACCATCGCAAGGATGAAGTAGCGGGTGAGCCTGTGCGATATAGGAGTAATGCCCACAGACCTGGTAGGCCGCGGTCTTTTATGGGTTTTCGTACTGCTTCAAGAAGGTCGCGACTGAGATAACAGGTTTCCTAAAGGGTGCCTTGTGATCAGTGACCACACTGACACCACGTTTTTCCATCCATTCATCCATCTGCCGCAATGAGCTGTTGGTGTATTTCTTGCGACCTGGTGCCTGTGGCAACAAGGGATCCTTGTGATAGAGGTGATCATACACTGACTGAGTGGTCATGCCCCAATCACAGCCCAACACCCATATGCGTTGGAATTTGAGATTTATTGCCAACCGTATGGCCATCATGCCTGAATTCTGTATGGTCTCGTGTGAGCTCCATGTGACCTCACCCCAACCCCCACCCCTGTGTCCATTCCTGCAGTGATACAGTGTGGGTGGTGTGGGTGTGATCTTGGATTTCATCTGATGATCAAAACAGCACACGTGATCCATGGGCCTGTGCTGTTGTATGAAATTGCAACCTATCTCCGTGATCTTGCG